CTTGCTGCTGCTGCCGCTGCAACGCGTCGATGCGCTCGTTGGCTTGGCCGAGTGCCTCGCGAAGCGCTTGCTGCTCGCGCGAGAACATGCCTTGGAGGGTGCGGTACTTCTGCTCCCATCCACCGTCGTCGCGCCTCGTGTCGACCGAGGGCTGGACCGGTGCCGTGGCAGGGCTTGGAGCGGGTTCGACTACCGAGAGTGCGGGCTGCGCAGCCGGCTGTTCACCGTTGGACTCGGGAGGTTGTGCGGGGTTGGCCGCTTCCTCTATCGCCTTGTCGTACGCTGCAACTTCGTCCGCTTGTCTCTGAACCGCTTTGGGCAATGCCATCGTCGCTTCTCGCCTTCCCATCAAGGGGCTTGGGCTGTGGGTGGAGTGAGGCCCGCTGAGCTTCGGCCTACTCCCTTTCGGGGTCGAGCAGCTTCAGAATCTCGTCGAGCAGTACGACGCGCCCTTGCAGGCGCTGCACGTTCTCTGCCGACGCCGACATCAAAGCCTTCATGCCGGCCTGATGTTCTGCTGCGAGGACGCTCTGCAGAACGCGGCCATCCGAAGACCGTACAACCTGCTTCAGCGCTTCGAGTTGCTTCCCATCGACGCGCACTACTTTCTGATCCGGCCGCCGCGCGCCTTCTCCTCGACCTTCGGCACTTGGCCGGGGTCGGGAGCGCCGCGCTCGACGGCGTCCATGCGTTCCTGCCGTCGCTTCATCGCGTCCGACATCCCGCCACCGATGCCCAAGCGTTCGAGCAGGGTCTTGGGCGCGGGCTTGGGCGCAGGCTTGATCGGCTCGACCGTGCCGCCCTCGGCGTAGCGCCGCTTCGGCTTGGTCTTGACGACGACTTTCCTGACGGCCATGGCTACGTCTTGCCGCCCTTGGCGAAGGGCTTGCCGCCGCCGCCCTTGGCGAACGGGTTCGGCTTGGGCATCGGCGCGCTCATCTTCGGCGGCGCCTTCGCACCCTTGGCCTTCTTGAGGAAGGCCGGCGGCAGGTTGCCCTTACCCACGGCTCGTCTCCGAGCCGTAACCCGTGCCGTGCCCGGTGTGGATGGTCAGGCCACCCTTGCTGGTCGCGCCGTTCTTCACGGCGCCGCTCTTGCCGGGGAAGGTGCGCTCGGCACACGTCTGGGCGTAGCCCGTGCCGTGGCCGGTGTGGATGGCCAGCGTGCCGCGCGAGGTCGGGGTGAGCCGTGCAGTGACGGACGGCTTGCCGGCGGGACTGGTGTTGCCGGGAAACTCTCGACCCATGATGTCCTCGCTAAGTTGAACGTATGAGTAAGACTGACACGCGGTTTGTACCGCTGCCACAAGAGCTTGTCAACGACCGCGTGTTCGACACCAGACCTAGGGTGCCGGCTGTGGCGCGAAGTTGTCGCTGATCGGCGCGCCGTTCTGCAGCATCTGGCCGTTCTGCACGGGTGCTGGCGGTGAGCCACCCGGCCCCGGCATCTGCGGCGTCCCACCCGGCCCCACCATGGCGCCCGGCTGCTGCGCCTGCATCAGCAATTGCGCGAGCTTGACCTTGAATTGCGGCGGCACGATCAGGTCGGGGTCCATGTCGAGGTTCTTGGCAGCCTCGCGCAGGATCGCCGAGATGCCGTCAGCACCGACAATCTGCGTGAACGTCGGATTTGCGCCGATGGTGTTGAGGAACTCGTTGCGACGCACCTGCGCCGACTCCTTGGCGACCACACCGACAGCACCCTTGGCGACGATCTGCACGTCGCCCTTGAGCATGGTGTCTTCACCGTACTTCATGTTGTAGAAATAGAGTCGATTGAGCAGCGGCGTGGTGACGTTGTTGTCGATGTTGCTCACGACCTGCTTCATCGACTTGTTCGCGTTGGTCATGAGCATCGACATGCCCGATGCGGTGCGCCCAGCACCTCCGGTGGGTGAATCGCCGGTCATGTAGCGCGGAATCGACGAATATTCGTCGGCAAGAACAGCGAATTTCTCGAATACGGCCATCAATTCGGCCACATTGAGCTTCGGCTGGAAGAAAGTGATCGCTTCGGCGGTCGATCCCATCGGATCGGACGTGAATTGCCAGATTTTCCACGGATACATCGTCTCGATGTCCTCGCCGGGCGGCAAACGGTCCGAATTCACCCCCACTTGAGGCCCGGAAGCGATCCCGGCGTTGTTCACGAGGGCTCTTCCGACCGAATTGCACACATCTTGACAGTCACGCACGAGGTCGGTGACTCCGTTGCCCCAGAAACAGCCCGGAATGTCCTCGTAACTGGCCTTGTAGTACGGCTTTTGGCCGAGCGGGTGGTAGTTGAGCAGCGCTTTGATGACGTACGGACCGATCAGCCACACCTCGACCGGGTAGTTCTTGACCGGATCGGGCACTTCCTCCTCGCTCATGCCCCAGTCGAGCAGCATTTGGCCCGACACCGTGCCCCAGAACTGCAGCGCGTCGATGGTGAGGTCGGAGTTTTGCATCACACCGGTGGTGGACTTGCCTTCGGCGAACGCTTTTTCGCTGTCGACGAATATCCACTCCTGCAAACCACCGTGTCCGTAGTCCTCCAGCACCTTGCGTATGGCGCCGTCGTCGTAACCTTCGACGCCGATCAACGCTTCGAGGTCTTGCTGGCGCAGCTTGTGGCGCTCGATGAAGTAGCCGTCGTTGATGCCGGTCGATGACGGGCTCGGATACGCCATCATCGGGTCGACGCGCTCCCATTCGAGCACCATCGTCTCCTCGATGTCGGGCTCGTACTGCCCCGGACCGGTTTCCTTCCACTTGAGCTTGTTCTTGTTGCGCACCACCGGACCCTTGAGGATCGCAGCGGGGAACGTGGTGATGTCGTCCAAGAACTCGTCGAACGCGAGCGGGAAGCCGCCCTCGACAAGCTGGTCCTCCATCTTCTTTTCCATCCCCTCGACCTTGTGCTTCGCTTCTTCGTACAAGGAGTTGTAGAACTCCTCGCGCAGTCCGGTCAGGAACTTCCTGAGTTCGGTCGGCGGTACTTCGGTACCGGTGCTCATGATGTACTGCTGCACCTCGTTGATCGCGCGCTGGCGTAGCTCTTCGAGCACCTCGTTGGGCAGCGCCGGCACCGGTGATGGCTTGAGTGTCCACGGCTTGTCGGAGCCGGTACCGAGCAGCACGTCGCGCAGCCACGCGGACGCGCCGCGACACTTGTTCGACGTGAGCATCATGTAAATCTCGGTGCCACCCTGCGAGCGGATCATCGAGAGCTTGTCGGGGTCGTACTCGCCGCGTCGCTGGCGCACGCTCTTGAACATGCGCTGCTCGACGGTCTGCTCGCGCGCGAGGCGCGCGGTGCTCCAGTGCTTGCGCACGAGCGCGGCGAGGCCGGTGATGAGCGGCTGGTGCTGCTGGATTTCGCTGGCGCGCTTCTGCTCTTCGAGCACCGACTTCATCGACTGCATCGGCAGGATGCCGCCGAGGCTGGTCACGGCCGGGGGTTGTTGCAGGAGCATGGGAGCCGGTGGGCCGGTGACCTGTCCGGCAGGGAGGGGCACGGCCGGGACACCAAAGCCACCGGGCATGGGAGCGGCCGGCGGTGGCGTCAACCCGAGTGCAGGCATTCCAGTCTCCCTAAGTTGGCTTCATGTGCGCGCGATGGTAGCCGGTTCAGCCGGATCAGTACACGTACGCCACCTTCTTGATTTCCCGGCGGGTGGTCATGAACAGCCCGCCGCCGATGCGGCCGGGGTCGGCGTGCATGGCGAGGTACTGGAACGCGTCGGCGATGTGCGAGTGCGCGTTCTTCTCGGGTTTCTCGTCCACCTCGCCCTTGGTGGAGATGTGGAAGCGGTAGCCACCACGCAGCGCAGTGATGAGGGGCTTGGCGCCGGTTGGGTCGATCAGCAGCGCCGCTGCGCCGTCGATCTGGCGCGACAGCCAGTTGTCCACGGCGGCGAGCCGCCCCGGTATCGCGTTGGTCCTGCCGGGGACGATGCGGAAGCCCTCCTGCTTGTAGATGTCGAACACGCTGCGCTCGTCGGTCTGCGCACGCTGGATGCCCGCCGGGTCGCCGATGATCAGCGTCGGGATGCCCGCGAACTCGTTGGCCAGCACAGGCTTCAGGCGCTCGCGGATGAAGCGCAAGCTACCCATCCCCTCGGCGGTCAGCGCGCGGAACACCAGCAGCCTGCCACGCGGGTCCATTTGACCAATTACCGCTGCCGGTGTGAGGCCGAAGTCGACGCCGATGAGCAGCGGATACTGCGCGTCGCTGGCGAGGAGGACATTCTCGCCGGAGCGCAGCGGCTTGAGCGGCCCCTTGGCGACGTGAAACTCGAAATTGAACGAACGATGCACCGGCTGGCCCGCGAGCGACTTGCCGAACATCGCCTTGATGTAAACGTCGATCCAGTCTTCGGTCTTGCCCACCGCCAAGTTGGTGTAGTACTCGGACGGCAGGAACTCCAGCCAGTCGGCCTTGGGGTCGATGCCCGACGGCTGGAAGAAAACTTCCGCATTCGCAGGCGGATCGGTGAGGAAGCTTTCCCAAAAC